ATCTTGTCCAGTAATTGTATAATCAAGCAGAGGAACAGCGTGATAAATACACATAACAACACAATGCTCATCAGTAGTATAAGTGAAAGAACCATTACCGGCACCAACACCTTTACCAGCAATAACAGCAGTATTATCTTCAGCAGCAAGGTTATTATTTACAACCTCACTGATATCAAGGTTACGGGAAATACCACCGATATAGGTACACATATTAGAAAGAGCTTGAGGCAAGTTCACACCAAAATGTTTGCGTATCTGTTCACGGTAGTCACTATCACCAGACTGACTGATTTCTTTCCAACGTTGAAGGGCTTCAGCTTGACGAAGAGCAAGAACCGTAAATTGAGACTGTAAAGTAGACAAATCAACACGAAGGGTAGAACCTACAGGTACAGTATTAGAAGCAGAAGCTTGAAGGGCAAAAAACGGAACAGCAGCAGAGCTAGAAGTAACAGCAGAAGCAACACCAACATTACTCTTTTTATCATCAGGACCTAAAACAACATTAGAAGCTCCGGAACTAGGAATATCAATAACAGCAACATCGCCAAATTGAGAGTTCGGAAGAACACCCATTAACATATCCTTGTTCCAGTTACAATATTTGAGGTCAAAAATTGTATCAGATTTCCAGTAATCAGAACTGATAGGAGGAAGAGCGGTAATAAGGTCAGGAGAAACACCAGTAAAATAGTCAACATTATAAGAAGAAGGATTAGCTTTTTCCCATTGAGACCAACGGAAAAAATCCTGATAAATCTTCTGATAAGCAAGAAACGGGAGAGCATTGACTGTCTGCGAAGTCTGATAAACCAGAGGATTATTAGCATCACTAAGGGAGTCAACACCTAAATATTTCGTAGTAATAGCAGCCTTACCTGTATTTTTAGAATCAATCATAGAGCCATAACCAAGCAAATCAAGCAACTTACAAGTACCGTAAACAATAGGGAGACCTGCATCGTCACGGGTATTAGGCTGGTCATTAGCATTCGCTACCTGAAGAAACATGCTAAACAAGCTCTGGGTAACATTAGGCACAGAAGTAAGTGCAGACGTGTTCGTAGTAGAACTAGAAGCACTAGTCATATAGTCCGTCATCTGGGTAAATGCCTGCGGAAGCGCACGAGAAATCAGACGTAACGGCACAGCATAGAAATCATAATATTCCTTGATACGGGTATAGGCAGCCGTATTCACCGGAACAGTACGGGTAAACCAGTCAGAAGAAATACGATACTTGTTACCTGGAATAGCAATCTGCCAATAACAAGGAAGAATTTCACCAATTTTGGCTGTAAACAGTTTTTTCGAACTCAAGTCGAAGGAAGACCGATGGGTAGAAATCCTAGCTCGATCCAAAGGATTAAAATCACTCATAATTAATTAAAATTAAACCATACGATTAAATATATTATTAGCATCATTAAGCCGTTTATGCTTAATCATATCACGACAGAATGTCGAACTACGGTATCGGAGTTGCTCAAGAAGTTGAATTGTTTCACGTGAAACATTCTGCAAGACATCAACCTCTTGCCCGTTCTGAGGCAACGCAAACATACAATCCGATATATCCGAGTATTGGGAACGGAGGTCATATGCATTTCGTAAACTTTCATAATCCGCTTTCTTTTCATATTCTATACCTGTTTTAATGATAAACATAATACGACCGGAGTAAGCACTAACATCAGAGCCGAAGAGAGGGAGATGCCAGTTACGGAAGAACTTATGGACATATAGGAACAACCGATACAGTTTATTAATATAAGACTCAATATCGACATCACTAGAACTGTTACAGAACCTAGTAAGACACCGAGAAGCATGTAATATAATCTTGTCATCATCAGTAAGAATAGAATTAACCTTAAGATATTGATAATAAGTACGAACAAGGCTCAAGATTGAATCTTGCTTGTAATCGACGAATCCGAACCTTGCAATTCTCTTTGGCGTTGAATGCACAGCGCAAAGAATTCGAGCAATCGTAACACTATCGTCATTGCGAGCAGACGAGAATCGGGGCAATAAGGTACGGATATACGACATGGGTGGAGTTGACCGAACACTGACGCCATTGAAGTTATAGACTCTTCCGTTAACAACAGAATCGATTTTTTGCTCAATTTGCGCATAAGGGTCTTCGTTTTCCACGAAATTGCAACCCTTCTCAAAGAATCCGACAGACGCTCGCGATCTGGGTCTAAACGCGCGGCATGAGCGATATAACAAGGGAGAAGAACACAAGCTGTTAACGTAACTCGCAACGTACGAACCAGCTCCACCAGCGGAACGTTGGAAATCTGAACGACCGAGTTTCCAACTCTTATCGTGACAGTATCGTAAAACCTCGGAGACTTCGTCCGAGTTTGTGAATAGTAAGAGATGATAATGCGGGCGGAAATGCACGGGGCCATACTCACCCACAGCGTAGAAATGTAACGTTTCATAAGAACCTAATTTCAAAGACAAATGTTTACGTAAACGTTTGATATAATTCTGAACATCAACATAATTCAGGAAGGGAATAAGGTTATCGCGACCGTATTGTTCAGAAGCGGGATAATCCGTTTTGTCAACGGCTTGCGTCTTATTGATAAAACTACGAATAGCATCCATACTAAGAAACCAATTATCCTTAACAGGGAGATATTCCTTAACTTCACGGTCAAACGGCACAGTGCCTTGAACCTGCTCGAAAAATATATGACGCAACATGGAGTTATCATCACATTTATATTCAGAAACAGGGATATACTGATGATGTTCATTACCAAAATGAATATCTCCTGAAATGCCTACGACATCCTCATATTCACTATGAAGAACACTGCAATTCATAAGAGGAATATGTTCATTATCATAAGTCAAAGTTACAAAATAAGAATACTTGAAAGCACTTCCAGCGGTCTTCACGCGCATGGACGCTTTTTTAGCCTTCTTATGGATACAATAATCACATTGACCGCAATCTACGGCAATGCGTGCACCGGTATATCTGTTCGTAATAAACGAACGATGTTGACAATGATCAACAGCCTTAAGCAAATCAGGAGAAAATTTCATAATTATTTACGTTTGTCTATCACCTGCCGACGATTACGAGAGCAGAATGAAACATGAATAAATGTCGGATATATAATAAGCTGGTCGAATGGCGAAACATTATCCGAAAAGATATGAATCATTTCAAGCAACCTACTAAATGTAGTAGAGCCATAAGGCTTAATATCAACAGCCTCGCCTACAAGATGCTGGGAATTCGGAACACCTCCAGCAGCTTTATTCTGTTCAGGAGTACGTCTAGCACTAGTCACCGAAAAATGAGCATTAGAGTAGAGCAGATACTCAAGAAAATGCATAAGAGTATAATTCATAGTCCGATAGCATTAAGAATATAACCTAATGCGGCAGAAACAGCACCGATAACGATTTTCCAAATATTATTCTTATTCATGACTAACAGGGTTAGATAGTTCAAATTTACGTGACGGCTCAAAGAAATCAGTTTCTTCTTGAATTGAATCAATAATAACGATACAACCACATGAAGAAACTCGCTCAGCATAAGCTCCAACACCGTTGAGAGAATCGATAGTAAAAGGCGTAACAACATCACGACCAGTGTTTTTGTCTTTAACAGAAATAATGAATCTTCGCATAATTATAAAATGTTTAAAAGGTTAATAATAGTTGTAACTTCTAACTGGGAGCAAATATACGAACTAAAATTATAATTCCAAAGAAAAAACTGTTTTTTTTAGATTCTACCGTGGAGTGTGAGTTGTGCGTTTATGGACAAGGGAAGGGAGAATCCGAGAAGATAACTCGGATTTGCTTCGCACACAACTAGGGGCTTCGCTTAATTAACAGGTGGATGTATACAAAGGTGTATAGGCACGGCAAGGCAGGGACTGTCTTGCCTTTGCGCACTCCGTGCTAAAATACCGGAGCGGGGCGCTCCTATAAGGAGGTCGCTCCGCTCCGTTTTTCGATCAGGCCCTACGCGGGCGGCGGGTGTATATCGCTCAAACGCCGCGATGGGCTTCTAGTCCTAAAGAATGTATACGTAATATTATTTTACTACAAGATGTCAAAATATTTCGCAAAATCAAATATTCATAACAAAAATAGAGAATAGGTAAAAATATAAGACAACGAATAGTAATATTTATTTACGGCCAATAGCATTACCAATTCCTTGGAATATACGAGTACCATAATCAAGAGCATTACGCAGTTCAAATGAGCTAACATCCTTCTGCTTATTTTTAGAAGACCATCTATAATAGTCACGTAGAGCTTCATCTTGTTGAAGCTTACCTTTCTTAATAGCATTTACGTTGGTAAAATCCCAAGAAGAAGATATACCACGAGCACGATTAGCATGGATATTAGCATAGATAAGAGAATCAGCAGTCTGAGAAGCAATCCTATTACTAATACGAAGACCATTCGTTTCGACAGAAGCCTTAATAGCTTGCGCCATCTGATTTTTGTATTGAGCCTCCGTAAGCGCACCTTGGGCGTATAGATTAGCTAGGGTCTGACCTTTAATAAACAAATCAGCCTGCTGCTGCTCATCAAGATACTTATTAAGTATCTGTTGAGCTTCAGAATCAAGCAGAATCTGTGCCTCTTGGGCAGAAGTCAAACGACCAGCAAACTCCATATTCTTAAGCTCCTGATACTCCTTGGATTGATCCAATAAAGCGGAACGTCTACCAGTAGAAGCATTCCAATAACCTGACTGACCAACACCAATATTACGATAATTGGTATCACCAAGAATCTGTTGCATCTTATACGGAGTAAGAGCAGCATTACTCTCAGCATTAAGCATAGCAGCACGGGCCTGTGCCATAGAAGCAAGGGCAGAACCTACGTCGGAAAAATCGGGACGGAAAGCCTGCAAACTAGGAGCAGAAGAAGCAGAAGCAGCTGCGCCACCAGAGGCGGGGGATCTAGAGCCAGCCATGGCAGCAGAACCTTGCACAAAAGGATTAAGACCACGAGAAATCATTGAATTGGGGGAATTATAAGAATTATTCATTCCCCACATCTTTTCCTGCCAATCACGCTGAATCTGTGCTTGCTGAGCATTAAACGCATTATTCTCACGATTAATATCAATACTAGTCTGATTGGTCTTATTCTGCGAAGAAGCACCAATGGCATTACCGGCAAGTGAAGCACCGGCAGCAATAATACCTCCAAGGACAAGCGGAGCAATATGTTTTTCGGAGTGCCCCATCAAGGGGCTTTCTCCAATGTCATAGAACCTCATTGAGCACCGGCGTCAGGGGCGGACGACTTATCGGGCACTGACTGCTGCTCTGCCAACATTTCCTGAGCATACTTAGTAAGTTCAGACTTTTCACTAGCCAGCTGCTGCAAAACAGCCTGGCGTTCCGACATAGTCTGACAATGACGGGAAATAACACATTCAAAGCGCTGCTCATCTGTCATATTATCCATAGCAGTAGACTGGGTAGGATGCATCTGGGCAAGAATATTCTGAACATTCATATCACCAAGAAGACGGCGATACTTCTCCTGATTAAGGAGAATCTGCGTCATATCACATTGAATCAAGTCACCATCGGGAGACTCATCGTACATAACTGTATCATATACGGACTGTTGATAACACGGATTATCCTCAATCAACTCGGGGACAGCCTCATTTTTAATATAATCAGGGTTTTTATAAGCAAAATTTCTCATAACAATACAAATTAATAAGGTAAACCATTTCTATCCAAATTCTGTACGGCATATACTTGGAAATTAACATTACAGAGCAACTGATCAAACGCAACAGAACAGTTGGCAGCATCAATTTGAGGCACAAAAATAGAATTCAATTGCTGAGGACGAACCTTCATAGACTGATAAGACCAAGCACCGGCAGAAGTCAATACTTGCCAACCGTCAAGAGGGGCAGCCCAAGACTGATAGGCAGCACCAGCACGGAATCCGGCGTGAACAGTATCAACATTAGATTTCCACTGCCAGTAGCGTAGATTATAACCTAAAGAACCAGATACATTACGACCTGGATTATTCTGAAGATTAAGAGCGGGAACAGCCTGCATACCAAGCTGATCGAATGCCGGCTGAGGAAAATCAGATACAGCAGTCACAGTCAACTGGGGAGACTGACCAGTCAATTCCCAATCCAACATAGGTACGGCATGATAGACACACATAATAACTTGATGTTCAGCGCCACAATCATAAGTAAGAACATGACCAGATTTACTAGATACACCTTTACCGGCAATAGAAGCCTGAGAAGAATCAGTATCAAGATTGGTATTAACAACTTCATTAATATTGATTACGCTAGACCATCCTCCAATATAATGTGCATGATTGCCCATGTATTCGGGGGCTTTAATACCAAACTGGGCAGCCATTTGGTCAGAATAGTCCTTACTAGAAAACTGTACTACTTCTTTCCAACGTTGAAGATATTCTGTCGCACGGATTGAAAGGGCAGAGAGG